ATCTTCACCTATAACATCTAGATAACCTTTTTGTGGTACGGGTTGACCCGCTACTTGGCTATATAAGTCCTCTAATGCTTTTCTATTATAATTCATCTGTATTAATTAATATCTGTCGTTAAGTTTAAAACACGCTCAGTATCCACAGGACTCAATTCGAGCATATTTTCAATAGCTTCCGCAACATCTTTTGGGTTTACATCAAGCATTGTAGCTTGCAACTCCTTAACAATCTTACTTTCTGATTCATCAGGCACGTGTAAAAATGCCTTGACAAGTAAATCAATGAGATATTTTTCACCTTCTGCAGTTAGAGGAGCAGGTGCTTCAGGTTGTTCGGTTACATCAGTGGCATCAGCTTCTACTGAAACGTCCTCCTCTGACTGCTCTCTAAGCCTTACTAAATATTTATCTATTAAATCTAATGTTCTCATATCTTGATTTTTTCAGCTGCTTTAACTAATTTATTAGCTAGCTCTTTTTTAGCTTTCTGTACTTTAGCAGCAGGTGATCCCGGTACAAGAGCCTTGATGCCCGGGTTTGGTATTGATAAAACAGCTGCAGCTGTTTCAGCCGTATCTCGAATAGTTGATTCGTCTTCAACAGCCGGCTTAAAGTCTGTAACCTCGAGTGTTACAACACTCCCATCATCTAATGTTATACTCACTTCATCTTTGAAGGTCTTTACACTATTTTTAATTTCTTTACCTATTAAGAATCTTTGTAATGCTCTTTTTCCTGCAATTAACAGGTCAAGATCTTTTTCAGGCATGTTATTTTCAATACTTTCAAGAAAACGGCTCATGTATATTATTTATGGCAGTAAGGAGAGTTTTATATTCATATTAGATAAAAACTCCCTTTCTAACGCTTGTAATTCATAGCGTTTGAGAAACTGTCTAAATTTTCTAAATGATGCCTGTGATGCGTCGATACTAGTAAATGAGCTATAATCCCTATTATCAATAAATGTATTGAAGTCACCCTCACCATAGCTTACGTTAGTAGGTAGTGAACCAAATATACGCTTAACAAGTTTATATTCTTCAGCCGCTTTGTCTTCTACTTGATAATAGAACCACTTTTTTGTACTCGTTGTTGAACAAATTTTAATCACTTTCTTGAGAATAAAATGTATACCTAACTTATTCTTTTCTTTACGCGATAAATCTAATTCATGTTCTGTAATATAGGAAACATATTCATTAAATGAATCCTTTAAATGTCTCTTAAGATCTATAAACAGGTAGCCACGTACCTCATCATTTACGTTTCCCGATTCGTAGGTTGATAATACCATTGTAGTATTCATCTTTTAGTAGTACTTCCTCTTCAAATTGTATTTTAGCCTCTTCATACGCTAAAGTCCACTTAGAATCGCAAAATTTTATAATCTCAAATTTAAATTTATCTTTACCGAGCGTCTCTATATCATCATTTAGCTCTCTAGAAGAAGAAGTATAAGTACGCCAATCTGTTTCTTTTATCTCATGCCGCTTATTCTTCTTACCTTTAAGCGGAGGTCTTTTATAAACAGTCTTACACTGCTTCTTACCAATATACTTTTTATTATTTGTCAGATTAGTAATGAGATAAATAAAGCCGTAAGGTATTTCATTACCCTCAGTTAAGAGCTTAGTTGTCCAATGACCTAGGTCACCTTTTTTTTGCTTTTTTTCCACGACGTTTTTTACGCTTCTTACGCCTCTTACTTAAGCCCTTACGCGTCAATACTCCAGCATATAATGCTTTCGGTCTACGCGCATCTCCTGGAGCATAAAAATCAGAAGACACAATATTACCATCAGGATCGAATCCACCTGCAGATCCACCAACAGCATCACCTACCGTTATATCCTCTTTTACAATTTTTCTAAATCTAGCCTCAAATTTGCCTCTTGATTCTGACATAATTATATTTATAATTAAAACGTGGAGCTTTTAAAAAAATATATTGATGAAGTCGGAAAAGATCTTGTTCTTGATGATTTTAATATGAAGGATGTTCAAATGAGACTTCCTTCTCGAAAGCATTTCTGGGTAGCGAGACTAATGGAAGCGAAAATTCGAAAAGGTTCCTTGGATAAAGAAAAGAAAAAGCTTAAGAAAAATATTACACAGGAAGTCATAGCGACATCCCCTGTTAAAATATCTCAAACTTCAGCAGAGCAAGCTGCTGAGCGTCATGAATCGCTACAAAGTCTTACCGAACAAATTAAAGAATGTGATTTAATCGTACAATATTTAGAAAAGGTTGAAAAGGTCATGTCGCAGATGAGTTTTGATGTAAAGAATATTATCGAAATTCAAAAAATGGAGCAATTATAATATGCTAACTTTTGATTATATAAAAAGCACACGTAAGCTACGTATTAAGAGTGACGATCAAAAGTTATATGATCGACTCCGCGAGCATTTTAGTGTTGAAAATGAAGGAGCAAGATTCGCGCGCCGCCGTTATAGGTTTGTAGCTAGTAGAAAGTATGTAATTACTAATGCTGGTGCTTGTGATATTGGGTTGTATTGGGAAATTCGGCAGTATCTCATTAAGAATCAAATCCAAACAGATATACATATAACAGATAATCTTAAATCTGTATTGAATAATGGTATAGCCGATACCATTCATACGGAGTTTAAGTTTAAATTACGTGAATATCAAGAAGAAGTTATCAGTAAGGCACTTAGATTAGGAATGGGTACATGTGTACTCGGTACTGGTGCAGGTAAAACGTTTACGACAGCTGCTCTTATTGAAAATTTCTTTAGAAGAGCTTCAGATAAAGACACTTTTAAGTGTTTAATGCTTGTACCAGATCTTGGCCTTGTGCAACAAACTTATGATGAGTTTATAAATTGCGGTACAACTTATAAAATTACAAAATGGACAGGTAAAACCAAACCAGACTTAACAGCTAATGTTATTATTGCTAATATTGGCATTATACAAAGCAGATTTGAAGAGAATGATTGGTTAAAGTATGTCGATCTACTTATCGTTGATGAGTGTCATAAGATAACAAGTGGTAACAAGATATCAAAGATAGTACAAAAGATACAAACCCTTAATAAATTTGGTTTTACTGGGACCTTACCAGAAAATCAACTAGATAAGTGGTCAATTATTGGAAAACTCGGACCTGTTATATATGAAAAGACGAGTGCTGAGCTTAGACTTGAGGATTACCTAGCTAACGTAACTGTTAAAGTACTAAAACTAAACTATAAACAATCTTTAGTATATACAACTCAAGATAGATATAGAGAAGAGTTAGATTTTATCTATGAGTCTTATGATCGTAATAACTTTATAACAAAGCTAGCTGATAAGCTACCAAATAATACGTTAATACTTGTTAATCATATTAAACACGGTGAAAGTTTAATGAATCACCTAACTTCGCTCGGTGACCGACAGGTATATTTTATTAGAGGTGAGGTTGATGTTGAGGAACGTGAAAAAATAAAGAAGATTATGGAGAATAACTCTAATGTTATTTGTGTAGCAATTAGTGCTATCTTTTCTACTGGTGTAAACATTAAAAATCTCCATAATATTGTCTTCGCCGCTGGTGGTAAATCGTTTATTAGAACAGTACAGTCTATAGGTCGTGGCCTACGTAAGCATAAAACGAAAAATAAATTAGTAATTATAGATTTGTGTGATAATTTGCAATATGGTCGTAGACATTGTGATAAAAGAAAAGATATATATAATAAGGAGAAAATAGCGTTCAAAGAAACGTCTGTCGACCTCTTTTAATGTTGATTTATAATATATCAATACTATAATAGATAAAATGGCTAAAACTAAAAAGAAAAGTAGCGGAGAGTATTATATTGAGCCGAAAGTCTTTAAGGAATCTCTTAAAAAGTATTATGAAACTGATAATCTAACTGATGATTTAGCAGAAAATATTAAAAAGATTGCTTACGGGTTGAGTTATAAGTCTAACTTTATCGAGTACTCATATAAAGATGATATGATTGGTGATGCTCTTATTAAAATGTATTCTGCTCTAAAATATAAGAAGTATAAATTTGATACAAACTCAAATCCCTTTTCCTATTTTACAACTATTGCTTTCCATGCTTTTATTAATCGTATTAAGCGTGAAAAGAAACATCATAAAGCAGAATCTGACTACAGGGAAAGCGTTTACGAGGATATTATGACAGACCCAACTAATACTCAAGGTCATGTCTACGTAAAGCCGATTGATGATGATTCCGACGATTAAAAAATCAAAGGTAGCAGTTATCTCAGATCTTCACTTAGGTGTACACTCAAATAGTACTGAGTGGCATAACTATGCTGTAGAGTGGGCTAACTGGTTTAGAGATGAATGTCTTAAAAATAAAATTGAAGACATTATCTTCTGTGGTGACTGGCATCACAATAGAAGCGAGATATCAGTTAATACTCTTCAAGTATCAGCCGATATTTTAGATATTCTTTCTAGCTTTAATTTAATTGCAATTACCGGTAATCATGACATCTACTATAAACATAGAACGGATGTTAACTCACTCTCTATTTTTAAGAGTCGTAAGAATGTTACAGTTTTAGAAAAATATCAAAAAATAGAAGCGTTTGATAAAACTCTTTCTTTTTGTCCTTGGAATACAAGCGTTAAAGATATTGAAGAGAGTGACGTTATTTTTGGTCATTTTGAGATTGAGACATTCAAGATGAACACTTATAAGGTCTGTGAGGAAGGAGTAAAGGTAAAAGACCTTCTAAAAAAATCTAACCTAGTTATATCTGGTCACTTTCATACAAGGCATGAAAAGCAGTTTGGTGCTGGTACTATATTATATGTCGGTAACCCTTTCCAGATGGATTTTGGAGACGCTGGTAATGAAAAAGGTTATCATCTACTAGATATAGAAAATATGGAATATGAATTTATTCCTAATAACATATCACCGGCATATAAAAAGATAAGCTTAAGCGAGCTAGTTAATGAAGGTAGTATTACACCGTTTATTAAAAACTCGATAGTAAATAATATTGTTAAGCTTAAAATAGATATGAACATATCGCAAGAAGATATGGATATACTTCTTAAGGTTGTATCTAAGCTTAAACCAGAATCACTAACTGTTGACTATGATATAAACTTTAACCGGATACTTGATAATACAGACTGTAAGGAAGATCTATCTGGTATTGATATCAGGCAAGCTATTGAAGAGTTTGTAAATATGCTTGATATATCTAATAAAAAGGGTATAATTGATTATACTCTCGATCTATATGAAAAAAGTAAATTTTGAGAAAGTTAGTATCTTAAACTTTTTATCCGTGGGTGAGGAACCCGTTACTGTAAATTTCAAGAAGGGTTTGCATGTAATTACAGGTATAAATAGAGATAAGCCAGATAGACGAAACGCAATCGGCAAAAGCACTATTGCCGATTCTATATATTTTGCTATCTTTGGTGATACGTTACGTGAAATTAAAAAGGATTTAATACCGAATAATATTACAGGAGGTAGAACGCACGTTGAGTTAGACTTCGAAGTTATAACACCTAAGGGTACTGATAACTATAAAATTGTTAGACAGCTAGGACCCTCTAAAGTTTATGTTTATAAAAATGGCGTAGATAAAACAAGAGATAGTATCTCTAATACAAACAAATATATATGCGATGTAACTAGCGCTACACCGTCTATATTTCAAAACTGTGTCATCATGACGGTAAATAATGCGATACCGTTTATGGCTAAAAATAAAATCGAAAAACGTAAGTTTATTGAAGATATTTTTGGTATGGAAGTCTTTAGTCGAATGCTCTCAACTTTAAGATCGGAGTACAACGAAATAAAACGTGAACAAGATCTTGAAGTTGCAACGCTAACTGAAGTAGCTAATACGAGTCAAAGTTATAACGATCAAAAAGAAGCTATTCTTAAGAAAAGAAAGTCTAAGAAAGAATTATATACTACTAGGTATAATGATAATAAAGCTGAATTAAAAAAACTGCGTAAAGAATTAACCGATTTTAAAGAAGATAATGTAGATGCTTTACGTAAAGCGATTAAAAGTTATAACGAAAAATTAACAACTTGCGAGAAAAAAATTGATAGTTATATTGAAGAGATAAGCACGCAAAAAGCTAAGGTAAATCATTCAAAAGATGCCTACGGGAAGATGGGTACTGATGAAGATATATGCCCTGTTTGCTTAAGATCAATGGAAGACCATGACACGGAGCATGTTGAGAAAGAAAAGAAAGCTCTTAAAGAGAAAATAGTATACATGGTCGATGATATTAAATTAATAAATGATTCTCTAAAAAAAGCGAAGGCAGTAAAATTAAAAATTCAGCAGAATATTAATTTAAAAAATAATAAAATATCTGACGCGAAAGTTAATAAGCAAAAACGTCAAGGAGTTGAAGACCGGATAAAACAACTCGAGACATGGCAAAAGGAACTAGGTGTAGATCTAGAAAGTGTAAAGGGTACCGATACGGAGTTTGACAAACTTATTAAAACTACATCTAAAAGACTTAAAAAACTAGAAACAGCGGTTCGCGAATATAAGAAGCAAATTGCAAAGCTCGATATCGTAAAGTATGTTGTCTCTGAAGAGGGTGTTAAATCATATATTGTAAATAAGCTTCTTGAGTTACTTAACAGCAAGCTACTACAGTATCTTAAAAAGTTAGATTCAAACTCTATTTGTATTTTTAACGAGTATTTTGAAGAAGAAATACTAAATGAAAAAAATAAAGTTTGTTCATATTTTAACTTCTCTGGAGCGGAAAGAAAATCGATTGACTTAGCATGCTTGTTTACTTTTTCTGATATAAGACGCATGCAAGGAGGCGTACAATATAATGTTACAATATATGACGAGTTGCTCGATAGTTCATTTGATGAAAAAAGCTGTGAGACGGTTACAAGCATTCTACAAGAGCGTGTAGAAGAGCTTGATGAGTGTAGTATTATTATCTCACATAGGAAAGAATCTATTAAAGCTGCTACAGGAGAAACTATTTACCTCGAAAAGCAAAACGGTATTACGCGCCGGGTTGATTATACTGAAATCTAACTTATATATAATAGATGTTTAACCCCAATCCTTTTCCTTCACCGTTCGCAGCTCCTTTTGCGAGCGCGCCAGTTAAGAAGCCTCAATCACAACCACGGCCTCGTGAAGAGACAATGCCACGATACCTTAATTATTTGGCGGATATGTCTGGATGTGGTCATTGGCGAATTCTTTGGCCGGAGCAGATTATAAACGCTACCGGGAGAGGTATATCGCATTCTAATACTGCTATGGTATTAGATCCTCGCTTTTATCAAAACGTTAAGGCTGTAAAATTACAAAGACAGGCTTCAGGTCAACAGAAAGAATTTATTAAATTCCTTAAACAAATACAAGGTGATATAGGTTTCAAAATTATTTATGAAGTAGATGATGTTGTCTTTAAAGAGGAAATTCCAGATTATAATAAATTTAAATTTGCCTTCGATAGTGATGAGGTAAGAAATAATTGTATAGAAATGATCGGCATGGTTGATGAGGTATCAGTAACATGCGACTTCATGAGAAGGCTATATACAGAAAAAACAGGGCAAGAAAAAATAACTGTTATACCTAATTTCGTTCCGAACTTCTGGATGGGTCATTTATTTGATGGTAAGAATGTATCAGATCAATTTGACAAGAATAAAAGAAAGCCTCGCATTCTATATACTGGATCTGGTGCGCATTATGATATTGAAAATAAGACAGGTGGTAAGGATGACTTTACGCATGTACGTGATTTTGTTCGTGCGACTGTCGACAAATATCAATGGATTTTTGTTGGAGCGTTCCCTCCACAGCTAGGTGATCTCGTCCGGCAAAAAAAGGTAGAGTTCTACTCATGGCAAAATCTACTTAACTACCCGCGTTTTATAAAAAATCTTAACGCGCAGTTAATGGTTGCACCTCTGGAAAATAATAACTTCAATAAATCAAAATCTGATATCAAATTTATTGAAGCGTGTACTTTAGGTATTCCGTGTTTATGTCAAGACATGGAGACATATAACACAGCACCCGCAGATCTCCGGTTTAGTACTATTGAAGAATTTGCAGATAAGATTGATGCAATTCTTAACTGGAAAAATAGAAGCAACTACTATAAAAATATTTATGCGTTACGTTCAATCGGTGAGAAACGTCTAATGGAGCTTGATGAAAATATAGGCGCACATCTAGAGCTTCTTAATACACCATACGGTTCATCAGAAAGAAAGCTTCTTAAGCAGTGGAATTAATAAGGAACGCTCGTATAATGACTTGATGTCTTATAGAAACGTTATCTATAATAACCGTGAAGGAGTAGTAAATCTTTTTACTTGGGACGAAAATGGTAAGCGTACAATGCTTACTACTACTTTTGAACCGTATCTGTATACGGAAGATGCAAGAGGTGATAAAACTTCTATTTACGGTACTAAGCTTAAGAAGAAAAAGTTTAATAACTCTTATAACCGGTCTAAGTTTTTACGTGACTCTGGTATAAAGCGTGTTTTTGAGAACATGCCTGCTAATCAGCAGTTTCTGATTGATACGTATTGGCAAGAAAACGAAAAGCCTGAGTTTAACTCTCACCCGGTTAAGTTTTGCTTTTTAGATATCGAGACGTTTTCTGTCGACTCTTTTCCTGATGTCGATAATCCTACTCATACAGTTAACGTTATTACTTGTTATGATAACTTTAGTAAGAAGTTTCATACGTTTGGTCTTAAACCATATGAAGGTAAGTTAGATGATAACGTTGTATACAAGCATTGTATAGATGAACGTCATCTTTTTGTTCAGTTCTTAGAATATCTTGAAGATGATTATCCGGATATTCTATCTGGTTGGAATAGTGAAGGATTTGATATTCCGTATATTATCAATCGTATGGAAAAAATTCTAGGTACGGAGTATGTAAATAGGTTATCGCCTGTAGGAAATGTATTCTATCGAATGATGCGAGGTAGCTTCGGGCAAGAGAAGAAGCGTTATTATATCGATGGTATTGCATGTTTAGATTACTTAGATGTATATAAACGCTTCTGCTTAAAACTTCGTGAATCGTATAAACTAGATGCGATCGGTGAACTAGAACTAGGTCAAAACAAAGTAGATTATGGCGGTGTAAGTCTTGCTTCTTTATCTGAAGAGGATTGGGAAAAGTTTATTGACTACAATATTCAAGACGTTAATCTACTTGTCCGTCTAGAAGAAAAGTTGCAATATCTTCCTCTACTTCGTATGCTTTCTTACGTCGGGCTAACGACGCTTGAAGGTGCGATGGGAACGATTCAAGTTATTAATGGTGCGTTGTGCATTAGATCACGAAAACGAGGTGAGGTAATTTCTACTTTTATTAGATCAGATACGGAAGGTAAAAATCCTGGTGCTTATGTTGCAGAGCCGAAGCAAGGATTTAAAGATTATATTGTATCGTTTGATGCTAACTCTCTATATCCGAACGTTATGATCTCTCTTAATACTTCTCCTGAGACGAAAGTAGGTAAGGTTGAGACTGTAGGTGATAAGATAGTCTTGCAACATGTCTCTGGTAAGCAGTTTAGTTTAGATAAAACAGCTTTTGCAAAGTTTATTAAAGAAGAGGAATGTGCTTTATCGAAAGCTGGTATATTATTCTCGCAGAAAAAGAAAGGTATTATACCGGAGTTTCTAGAGTATCATTACAATCAACGCGTTATTATCAAAGAAAAATTATTTAGAGCGAAACAACGGTTGAAGAAAGACCCTAATAATACAGAGCTTAAATATAAAGTTGAAAGACTTAATACTGAGCAGATGGTAATTAAGATTTTGGTAAATAGTTGTTACGGTTATATGGGTAATAAGAGAGCGCCGATTGGGGATGATGATATTGCTTCTTCTGTTACTCTGACTGGTCAAGCTGTTATTAAGCAATCAAATGAGCTTATTAAAGACTATATGCGTAATAAGATTGAGGGTATTAGCGAGCATGAACTCGAGCAAAATATTATTTATAATGATACTGACTCTTCATACGTTTCGATTAAACCTCTTATCGATGCTAATATTATTAAGTTTTGGGATGGTGAAGATGTGCATGAAGAAACATACAATGAGATTCAGCGGCTAGAAGATCATCTCAATACAAATATTAATTTATGGGCTCGTAGATCTCTACGTACGAAGGATAGTCGGTTTGTATTTAAACGTGAATGTATCGGCGACGTTGGGCTGTTTTTGCAGAAAAAACGTTACGTTATGCATATTCTAGATGATGAGGGTATTAAGGAAAGTAAGTTTAAGTATACTGGTGTTGAGGTCGTAAGAACGACTATGCCTAATTCGATTAAGCCGTACGCTAAACGTATTATTGAGACAATGCTTACGACACAATCTCTCGCTGAAACTAATAAGGTCTTGAACGAGTCGTATGAGATTTTTAAATCGCTTTCTCCGGAAGAGGTTGCATTTGTTATGGGTGTAAAAAACTATGAACAATATGCTGCTAAGTGTCAAGACTTTACTACTGTAAAGGGTATGCCAATTCATGTTAAGTCGGCTTACTATTACAATAAAATGCTTAAGCTTTTGAATACAGGTAACAAGTATGAAGAGCTAACGTCGGGTGATAAAGTAAGGTATGTATATGTTGAACAACCTAATAAGTATGGAGTTGATACTGTAGGATTTAAATATGAATGGCCTTCTGAGTTTAATGATATATTCAAGCCTGATTATGAAAAGATGTTTGAAAAAATTCTATTCCAAGCTATTGAGCGCTTTTATGATAATGTAAATTGGACTGCTCGAAAACCTTCAGATAACGTGCAGGTAGAGTTATTTGACTTATTTAGTTAAGTGCATAAATAGGGGTATGGCTGAAAAATATTTAGATAGACAAGAGACGGATGGCACAAACAATGCTCATCCTTCTTATTGGCGTGGCAGAGCTCGTGGTACAAGTGAGATGCTAAAAATTATAAAGAGTATAGCATCTGGTGAAGATAGTGGTGAAGGTACAATAAACTCACCAGTTATTGAATCTGCTAGAAGAGCTATTTTAATTTACCGTGAAGCGCTTACACACGCAGCGGGTAAGTCTACCTTCTTATCTAAACAGGCACAGGAAGCATTAGAAAAAGCAGAAAAAGAAGTTGAAAAAATAATTTATTAATATAATATTAAGTCATGACAGATATCATTACAATTGTTGATCAAATCGGCCGAACTGTTATTGGTAAAGTTCAGGAAGATACTGAGTCTACTCTTACAATTAATAACCCGGTTATTATTCACGTTCAGCCTAATCCGCAGGACGGTCAACTGCAGGTTCAATCCTTCCCATATCTATTTATGGAGTTTATCAAAGGCGATAAAACCAAAAATAATTGGACCTTTAATAAGTCAGCCATCGCGATTGCAGATGTTGAGTTGGATGACAAGATCCTCGCTCAATACAATAACATTAATACCCCTGCTACACCACAGCCTGCTGCTGAAGGAGAAGCAGAAGTAATTAAACTCTTTGAGGATTAAGACTAAATAATATTATCTTATCTGCCATGCGTAGAAAAAGAAACGGAATCGTTTAACTTATGATTCTAGCAACAATACCTCCCACGCCTCTCTACGATGCGCACCAGGGAGGTTACTCTTTAAGTCTTTTATAGCAGACCCCCGGCGCCTCTCTAGTCTAGCGGACTATGAAGCGTAATTCCGGGGGTGTTTTTAACTCTACAAAAATATGAAATACCGAATCCTTCAAATTAAGCAATGGATTTGCGACCTCTTCGCACCAAAGCAAAAATGGCTCACTAAAAAAATCCCACGTTGTTGGAGCGATAAGCCAGAACTTATTAGAGATATTCTCTTTGAGTGTTTGGTGAATTATATCGAGGAAGAAAAAGCTTTTGATAATCTCGACTGGGATTGGTCTGACGAAGTTGAAGCAGGTCATATTTCGCAGAAAGAAGCTGACGCTAACAATAAGGCACGAGAAGAGTTGGAGTGGGCATATGTTTATATTAAATGTGATCGTCCACGAAAAAAAGCATATGAAAACGACCTACTCGATAAAGCATTTGAGGGTGTTGATTTACGTTTTGACACAATTCCAAAACAGCAGGAAGCAATTCTCGATGAGAGCATCAAGACCGAAAATTACATGCGTGAACATGATCAAAAAGCCCTTAACATTATTATCAAACATTACGAAAGAATGTGGGTATGAATTGGGATGAATTTTTTGTTGGTATGGCGAAGTATGTTGCCACTAAATCCAAAGACCCGTCGACCAAGTGTGGTGTTGTAATCGTTGGAGAAGACAACACTGTTCTTGGGATTGGTTACAATGGTTTTCCAAGAGGTGTAGACGATTCGCCAGAAAGATATACAGATAGATCTATCAAATATCCACGAGTTGTTCATGCCGAAGCTAATGCTATAGCTAACTGCGCACGGCTCGGTATTCGTATGAAAGGCTCAAAAATGTACACTTCGTTTGGTTCACGTTGTTGTAATGAATGCGCGCAACTTATTATTCAAGCCGGTATTGTCGCTGTCATTGGTGAAAAACAAGAAGAAGATTTCGGTGGTGGTGATTGGTGCGAGTTGATTGATATCGGTCGTGAAATGTTTCAGCAAGCCGGTGTAGAGTTAATAGAAATATAATTTATTTATAAATATTGATTTTTAGAAATTACTGCTATAAATAATATTCTATGAAACTAACTAACTATTATAACCCAATTGTAACCCTAGAAAAAACACTTGATGGTATTTTTAATACTGCACCACTATTTCACTCATTAGAGGAAATATATAAAACAGGTGATCAAGTGAGATTTGCTAACATAGATGATGGTCTTAATGTACAGGTAGATTTACCTGGCGTGTCGAAAGATGATTTAGACCTATCTGTTGATAGTGATCAACGTGAGGTTTATATTAAAGCAAAACGCACTGTAAAGACACAGGAAGGAGAGCGTAGTCAAACTTTTAATAGATCGTTCTCTATTGGACGAGAGTATGATGTTAAGAAGATTGACTTCAGCTATAAAAATGGACAGCTCGAAGTAACAGTTCCTCGTAGAACACGTGAAGAGTATATCCGTAAGTATAAAGTCTAATATTTTTTAATAATTATTTTAAGATCTCAAGCATTAATGCTTGAGATCTTTTTTTATGTGTATATAATAACTCATATGGAAAAAGATGTTTTAAAGGCGTTGGATGATATTGACTCTATTAATCCGTTTGCAACTTATCTTAGTGATAGTACTCTAAGCCGTGTTGGTGGTTGGGTTGATACTGGTTCTTATGTTCTTAATGCTATTATCTCTGGATCTATCCATGGAGGCATACCAAAGGGTAGAGTTACTATGTTAGCTGGTGAGTCTATGACAGGTAAGTCGTTATTTGTTCAGAAGATTCTAGCTAAAGCTCAAGAGGATGGACTTATTCCTGTTATTTTCGATACGGAGAATGCTATTGATCCAGAAGGCGCTGAGCGACTAGGTCTAGATGTTAGTAAGGTAAAATATGTACCTTGCATTAGTATTGAGCAAACACGAAACGCTCTATTTAAGTTTTTAACCTCTGTAAAAGAAAAGGGACTCGAAGGTAAGTTTATTGTAGCGATTGATTCTCTTGGTAACCTTCAATCTGAACTCGAACTAGCTCGTATGGGTAAAGATAGTACTTCGGCTGATATGGGTACGAGAGCTCGAGCTATGAAGTCTCTTATGCAGACCTGTACTAATCTTGGTGCTGTTACGCAGACTACTATTCTTTGTACTAATCATGTTTATGATGATCCTGCAGCATTATTCCCGTCAATTGAAAAGCATATGCCTGGTGGTAAGTCTTGTGTTTATCTACCGTCTGTTACTGTTCAACTAGCTCGTAAACCTGTTAAGTCAGATGGTGGTAAAACTATGGATGGTGAAGCTGCTGTCGGTCAGAAGAAATACGCTGGTATTATTATTCGCGCTCTTACTCGTAAGAATCGATTCATTAAGCAATATCTAGAAGGTGAGATGTACCTTTCTTTCTCTTCTGGTCTTGATAGATATTACGGTATGCTAGATTTAGCTGTTGGAGTTGGAGCAGTTATTCAGACAGGTGCTACGTATCAGTTACCCGATGGTAAAAAACTCGGTTACTATAAGAACTGGCGAAAAGATAAAGATCTTTGGGAAAACACTATTCTACCTGTTGTAGAGAAGCGTGTTAGTAGCGTCTGGACTTACTCTAATGAGGAGGGAGATGATGTTCCTGAAGAAGTAGAAGAAGTAGAAGAGCCAAAAGAAAAAAAGGTTAAACCGCTCGTAGATTTAATTGATCAAGAGTAGTTTACTATTATATATTTTACCTATAAAGGTTATAGCTAGAAGCGTATGCTTCTAGCTTTTTTTGTATAAATATATTTGTGAAGTTTTACAATAAAACTCTTAATAAAAAGTTTTGGTCAGAAGATAGAAAGTTTGATCCTGAAATCAGGAAAAAGCTTTTAACTATAGCTGACGATTTTTTAGATAAGTTAGATCTGGAAGACGTTAAAATACACGATATTACCTTAACAGGTAGTAATAGTAATTATAACTACAATAAATTTTCAGATCTCGATGTTCACGTTTTAATTGATTTTAAAGATATAAACAAAGATGAAGATCTAGTTAAGAAAGCCTTAGATGGTCAGCGCTTTATATGGAACCTGAGACATAATATCAATCTTAGAGGTCATGACGTTGAGTTGTATATGCAAGACAAAGACGAGCCACACGAGGCTTCTGGTTTATATTCACTTAAAGACGATAAGTGGCTAACAGAGCCTACATATAATCCTCCATCTGTAGATGAAAGAGATGTAACTAAAAAAGCAGATACATTTATTAATGACGTTGAAATCTTAAAAAAGAAATTACCTGAGGTTAAAGGATCTGCTGCAAAAGATCTATACGCAAAAGCTGGAAAACTAAAGAAGAAAATTGCTAATATGCGGAAGCAAGGATTGGAAAGAGAAGGTGAATTTTCAATCGAAAACTTAGCGTTTAAAGAATTAAGAAATACAAACGTTATTGGAGATCTTATTGATATAATCTCTAGCTCTTACGACAAAATTTATATGGAAAACTTTAAAACGTTTTTCAAATATCGTAATATAATCTGACGTAAACCTTCTACAGTCTTAGGATGACTATTTAAGATCATCTTCATTCATAGACTCAAGCTCTTTGAATTTTAAAACGCACTACCCTTTGTAGTATCTGGAGCAAGTCTTGCAAGATGTATACCTAGTTCAACAGCATCAATCATCTGATCTGGTGCCTCTAGATTGTTAATATCGTCAATAATATCTTCGAAGTCAATAATAATTTGACGTATCTCCTCTATACACGTGTATTTTTCAAGCCTTTCTAGTATATTATCGTAATCTTCTTGATCTTCTGATTCCTCACAACGTCTTTTTTCCCCGCTCGCATTCATTTGAGTATAAGCTTCTGATAAAACACTACGATCCTTTTTCCATGAATTGTGTTGCATATTATTATTTATATAAATTAGTTGAAAAAGGTAATTTTTTTTATATAATTTTTATATGAGTAAAAAGTTGGTTTTATCTTTCGAGAGTGGTTTAGATAGATATTACGGTTTAATTAATCTTGCTGTTGGTGTCGGAGCTCTTATACAAACAGGTTCTACCTATCAATTACCAGACGGTACTAAAATAGGATATTATAAAAATTTCCGCAAAGATTTAGAACTTTAGGAGAATACTATCCTACCTGTTGTGGAAGAACGTATTAAAAATGAGTGATCTTACTCAAACGGTGATGGTGAAGTGCCAGATGAAATTGAGGGGGATGTTGAGAAGGCCAGTCAAGATAAAGATGTGGTGGATGAAGTGTTAGAGCTTCAAGATTAATTAGCTACTATAGCTGTATGTGTAAAGTCTGTTGGCTTATCAAACATGTAAACACTATTTTCGTCAGCATCCATACCCATCTCTACTAAATCTTGCCCCATTGCTATATACTTTGTAGTAAAGTGTCTTTCATTTTCTAACCAGCTATTAAACTTACCAGGTTGAAAATCCTTATAATACATTAAGTCATCTTCATAACTACCTGTAAACTCAGTAAAATCTGTACCGAGTTGATACTGCTCATTATAGATAGTCATATAACTTTCTGCGATTAAACTATAATCATTAATACGCATATTATTTGTGTTATATCTTACCTTCTTTTCTTCTATACTTTTCAAAATCTGCTGGAATTACTTTCATAATAGGCTATAATAATATTTATGGAAATGGATAGTAAAAATATGGATTCTGAGGTAAAAAGCCCAAAAAAGTTAGTATTAACATTTAGTGGTGGTGCAGATAGCACTGTTCTCCTTCACATGGCTGTTGATCAAGGGTATGATGAGATTCATACTATTTCTTTTGACTATGGTCAGAGACATAAGAGAGAGCTTGAGTGTGTTGAGAAGCAGTTTAGTGAGATCTACTCAAAGCATGATGTTACATTACTCAATAAGGTTATTGATGCTAGATTCTTAAGTGATGTATCACCAACATCATCTCTAACTAATACTGATATTGATAACCCTGATATTAGTAAGATTGCTGGTGATGCTCAACCAGTATCATATGTACCATTCAGAAATCAGATGTTTAATACGATTGCTTGTGCATATGCTGAGAGTAATGACATCCCTGAAGTGTGGTATGGTGCAGCTGAAGTAGATTCACTAGCAGGTTATCATGATGGGTCACCAGAGCATGTTAAAGCCTTCAATGACTTGATAGCACTTAATAGAGAGCATAGGATAACATTAAATGCTCCATTGCTGACAATGTCAAAGGCAGATATTATTAAAGAGGGTGTAAAACTTGGTGTTAAGTTTGAGGATACGTGGACTTGTTACTCGAATCGTGAAGATGGTTTAGCAGATGCTACTACCCCATCGAGTAGTATGCGTATTAAGGGCTTTATAGATGCTAAGATACAAGATCCTATCAAGTATGTTCAGCAAGATAAGATTAATGAGCTATACAAGCAACATGCTTGTAAGGAGATCTAATCAATATAAGATTATAAGCCGTAACGTCTCAATTCTGATAACTGCCAACTATTTTTTGGCTTCATACGCTCTTTAAATGATACTGTTTCTTGTTTTGGAGCAGTATTTCTTTTATCTTTTTGAGCTTGTTCAATAAGATATTGTGAAGTATAAGACTCAGCAACAACCTCTTCAGAATCTTCTGGTCGGATACTACGCGCAACTTTGTCTGCTACTTCAGGTGTGTAACCATCATCCTCTAGCGCTTGTGCAATTTCCTCAAAGCTTGAATCAGCGTCAATATCACCGCTGTTAATCATATCCTCTGCAGTATTCATAGCAGATTCAACCTCATCTTCAGAATCTTCACACGGTACATAATCACACTTCTCGTCTTTTCCATCACCATCATCATACTTACCCTCACCATCTTCTGAAGACAGCATTGCTCGCTTGAGAACTAAAAGTTCATAAGGTGTGAGATCTCCATCTTTAAACCGAGGGTTCTTAAAAAGTACTTTCTTATACCAATCCAGGTCCTTACCTTCATAAGTGGACACTATATTATCAATGTAATTTAATCTTTCTTTAGCTTTAATGCCTGCCATTGCACCATCTGCAGCATCTTCAGCATGCTCACCGTCATCATACTTACCCTCACCATCTTCTTCACGTATTTGATCAATAACTTCTTGAGAACTTTCACTATTAGCTGCAAACATAACTGCAGATTTAAAATAGTCTGCAACTATCTTATCTGAGCAGTGACTAAACACTGGCTTCTCATCAATAGATAAAGTGTATTTTTCCTCATCGTCTACTGTCATCTGAATCCTTACACCGTTATGAACTTTGTCTTTTACAACTATAACACCATCCACGGTCTCAGAATCTTCAATACCTTTTTTCTTCATTGCTTTTTTAATTGCGGCATCTTTTGAACCCATGTATTCATCTTTTGGAGATTCAATTTCGCCATCACCGTCATAATCTTTTTCTGCTTTTTTACCTTTCATTACTTCATCATATTCCTTCTCAGTTACAGGGTACTCTTCTATACTCTCCGGTCTATAGTCATGCTCCTCATCCTCTAAACCAGCCTCAACAGGCTTAACAATTGAAGAAAGATAAGCGGCGATTTTTTCATAACCAGGCTCAGCTTGAATTTGCTTAATAAAGGACTTAAGTTGTGCAACGGTG